AAATCTTCGTTTTCGACAATGGGATCACCCCCGGCGTACATCATGTTCTCGCCGGAATACGCTTCTGTTTTCTCTTCTGCTGCTTCAGCCATAGTTACCTCGCGGTTGTGGGTCTGGGTTTGGCCCTTTCTTTTTGTATATCTGCTTCTGCTTTCTGGGCACCTGTCAGCAGAGCAGTACGCCGCTTCTCGCGCTCGGACACAGTCGTGCCAACAATCTGGGCGCGGGAGCTGAGTGCCTGCTTATCAATTGTGCTTTGCGCACTGACCAAGGCCAGGCCCTGGCGCATGCGCAGGTTCTCCCTGGCGATGATCAGTTTCACCTCCAGATCCTCCATGGCAAGGCGGATCTTAGGACTATCCATGCCGCCTTCGGTCTGGCTGGCATCTGCCGCCAGTTTCATAGCCTCGGCCTCCAGTTTAGCGACTTCAGCCTGGGCACGTTCGTACTCGGCCATGGCCATCTGGTTACGGATGTTCTGCTCGAACTCCAGCTGTTTGGCCTGCTCTTCAGTCATCTCCCCACGGCCTGTCATCTCGCGAATCTCTTCGGCCAGATCAAACTTCTTATCCAGGTGACTGTACTCAACGATCCTGTCGTCAGGAATTGCCACGCCAATCTGCCGCAGGCTGACCGCTTCTGCGAACTGCGCGTCGTCAAACGAATCACGCGCAGGCATAGTGCTCAGTACAATGTCGTACTTTCCGACTGTCACATCGTTGATGATCTCACCCGCAGCCGTCTGCTGGTTAATAGTGAACTCTTCGGGGTCCTTTGCGCTCTGGATCGTGTTCCCCTGCGTGGTTATGTAGAACACGCGCTCTTCCGTGTAAAACTGCTGTACCAGTTCAAGGATCTTCTTAGCGACCATGTGCCGGGTACGTTGCAGATTGTCAAACGGCACCTGCAGCTGAATCTGCCCACGGAACGATTTCTGCTCCAGCGCAACCCCTGAGACCTCAGCACTGTCAAAACCAAGCATGGCCTCGTTGACACCACTGATCTCCTTGATGAACGACGCACTGGACATTGCCGCCCGCTCAATGCCGGTTGGCACCTGGTTCGGCTTGATCTTCTCGATGCTGTCTTTACGCCCTGGGTTGGTTTCGATCACCACCCCGGTCTCGGCACCCTGGTTACGCAACTCGTCCGCTGTCATGTTAGCCAGCGCACCACGTTCCACGATGTATCCCGAGTTAGCTGTAGTGTTAAGTATGTGCAGCTCCTGGCTGGACAACTTGTTCAGCTGCTCCTGCGGCGACAGCAGGTTAGTCACCAGCCCGAAGGGCTTACCACGCCGGAAATACGCAAAGTACGGGATCTTGGTGAACGTTCGATACGGTGACCAGTCATCGTGCAGCAGCACCTGGTCTGCCGTGGTCGTCCAGCGGATCTTCTTATCTATGTCACGGATCAGCGCCATGTTCATGCGCTGCGCGAAGTCTCTGGTCTTCCGGTCAGACCAGTTCTGCGGAACCGGTTTCATGTCACCGGACTCCAGGTCAACAAATTTCAAACACGGGACAATCTTCACGTGCTGCCGGTCGATGATACGCACCGCCCGTATGGTTTGCTCCTCCTGATCAGACAGCCCCTCGCTGGCTCCCATCATCTCGTTTTCACGGGCATCGCCAAAGGCGTCGTCTTCCCACTGCAGAGAGTCAGGCTCGTATCTGGTTCGGGTCAGACCCTGGGTACGCAGCATGTCGGCTTTCTTCCTGCCGTACATCTGTTCGATCTCATCTATTGACACCCAGCGTGTCTCGGTGATCTCTTTCCACGTGGACGGATCGTATTCTTTCGCATCAGCGTCCAGCAGTATGTTACGCGGGTCATCGGCAGTGATGACAATGTCACCCATCATGTTCTCGTTGAACGCCATCCGCAGATCGAAAAAGCCTCGACCATGCTGGATGATCGCGTCACTGAACACCTGCGACTCGCACCAGTCATACTGGTTGGCGTCCTTAATTGCCGATGACAATTTAGTCAACACAGACGCCGTGTCTTCCGTCCCGCCGTTGCGTGGCTTGTACTTGAACTCAACCCGTTTGGACGCTTGTTCACCCAGTACCGCGTTAACCGTTGACAGGATCATGTTTATAGTCAGCGCCGGTCGGCCCTGCTCATCGAGCTTCGCTATGGTGTCCGGGTCCCACTGGTCACCCACATAAAACGAATTACATCTGTCAGCCATTCGCAGATAGTCAACGTGTCCATGGTCACGGGCACGCACGTACCTGCCCCACTGGTCACTTACCACCCGCTCCTGTTCTACAATCTGCTGCTGCTTACGGTTTAATCTAATCGCCATTACGCTGCCAACCAACTTTTCCTATCGCCACCGGACAGATACTTATTCAACTCGTCTTTCCATGACTTTTTCTTAGGTTCACTTGGCGGCAGGCTTGGTGACATCTCCATCAGCATCTGCCCGATCCAGGCCAGGGCGTCCACCTGGTCATCGTTCACACCTGCGGGGAACCGCAGCATCTCCTGTACTAACGCGTTAGTCCACGCACACTGATCAGGGTGCGGGAACGACACGCGTCCTTGCCGCATCATCCCCTGTATCGGCCTGCCTCTGGCTGGTTTATCGCGTCTGCCCGGTTTCAACGGCACAACGTGCAGGCCCCAGGCTTTCCGCTCACCGGTACGTTTCTCAAGCAGCGCACCGATGGCCATCTCAATCTGTCCTTTTTCTATGCCGGTGTTCTCACTCTCCCACGTCTCCCACGTGTCTATTATCTTCTCTACAATCTCCAGTCCATCCCACCGGCCGCGCTGCACGTCTACTACGTACAGGTTCTCTTCTCTGTCTATGCCGACTGTGATCCCGACAGTCCAATCGTTATGTTCTTTCTGGCCTATGGCCAGGTCCCACGCCGTGTAGTACACCAGCTCCTCGTTGGGTATTTTTTCCGGCTGGTGATACTTGATCCATGGCCGCTGGAAGTACGCTCCTTCATCTGATACCGGTGTCTGCTGGTACAGCGCGTACCAGTCCCGTTCACCGATGGCTTTACGTATCCGCGCCAGGGACGTAGTGTCGTACCGCGCCGGGTGCAGCGCCTCCCCACGTTTCCTGTACCTCTCGTCCTCATTAGCAATGGCCGGGTACACCACCACTTCCCACTCGTCACCGTCGTCTTCTTTCTGCGCCTGTAACAAGCGCCCCGACAGATCGTCGTCGTGCCAGCGCGTCTGTATGACCAGCACGCCACCACCTGGAGCAAGGCGGGTGTACGCTGTCGAGGTGTACCAGTCGTATATCGCTTCCCTGGTGGTAGGCGACTCTGCCTCTTCTCTGTTCTTAACCGGATCGTCAATCAGCAGGATGTGCGCCCCTTTCCCCGTGATCGCGCCACCGACACCCGCCGCAACCAACCCGCCACCCTGGGTAGTCATCCACTGTTCTACGGACTGGGAATCCGGATCGAGTACGGTGTTAGTGAAAATGTGCTGGTAGGCGGGGTCGCGCATGATGGAGCGGACGTTACGGCTGAAGCTCGAAGCAAGTGCCAAGGAGTAAGAGGTCGCCATGAACTCCCAGTTCGGATGGTGCCCCAGCACCCAGCCTGGGTATGTTTTCGATGACAGCTGACTTTTCCCATGTCGCGGTGGCATGAACAGCATCAGCCGTGGACTGAGCTTGTTCTCCACGTCGCGCATGAACTGTTCCAGCCGGTTGGCAATGTCTATGTGCACCCAGCCGGGACTGTAGTCTGGCGAGAACTGCGTCACGAACGGCAGGAACCGTCGCCGCGCCAGCTCTCTTCTGGCAAGCAGCGCTTTGGCCGCTGGAGCCTTATCAAAGGTCTCGGTCTCAGTCTCCGTCTGTGCTTCTGCCACTTGGCTCCTCGACCTCGTTAAAGTCTCCTTCTATGGCATCTTCTGGATCAAACAGCGGCTTTTCTCCGGCAATCTTTGCGAGCTGGTTATCGTCGAGCTGCTCCAGCTGCTTGACACTTGACACTTTGGCCGTGACATCAATTGTCTGGGCAATTTTCGTTGCTTCGTACGTCCCGTGCATTTTCCCCAGCTCACGGATGGCGTTAATCTCCTCCGTGGCATTTGCCGCGTGACTGTGCGCTTCGAAGAGCATGTGCGTCAGCTTCTCAC